ACCAAACCCGCAAGTTTGTTAAAACTTACGAGAGATTAGTTCTTCGACTAACAGAATCTTGTTTTCGTTCGGATTTACAGTCATGTATAGTACCTAGTAAACTTATATACAGTAAACAGTTTATCAAGCTGTCCAACCATAATGGCCAAGCCTATGCTCTTAGATATTTTAAAGATGCAAGGCAGGCTGTATATAAGTTCACTAGTAACGACCGGCTCTTCTCATCAAATTATGTCAAATTGACTTATGATGGTATTCCTGTCTTTTTACAAGACTGGATACCACTAATTAGAAAGAAAGATAAAATTGCCATACGGGCAGTATTAAGCATCCTAAGTATAGGAAGGCTCTTTACTGGTGTCGGGCAATTGGATATTTCAAACATAATTAAACCTTATAGTGGAATCGATACACACGAGTGTATATCAGACGAAACTATTGAGGCATTTGTCAATGAGAATAATTTGAGAGTCGAGTGTGAGTCACCAGAGTTTTGATTAAGATCATCACAGGGTCCGTCTGGACCTGCAATGGCATCAGTTTGTAAGGAAGGTAAAGATTTACCTCAAGATCTTTATGATCTATTGATAAAATATTTAACCCCCGAACAAAAGAATATTCTTGATCAGATTAGAAGTGACACAGTTGAAAACCCTCCAGACCTACAACTTTTATGTAAAAATACAGACATAATCCGTAAAATTACAGTTGTTGCAGATAAAGAAGGTAAAAATCGTGTCATAGCTATCCTCGATTATTGGTCCCAACTCGTGCTAAAGCCTCTTCATAATCAACTCATGTTGAAAATAAAGACCTTAAGCCAAGATGGTACCTATGATCAAGTTGGAGTAATAAAACGGATCCGAAAGGATCAGAAATTTTACTCAATGGATTTATCGTCCGCAACAGACAGGCTTCCAAGCAATTTGCAAAGAAGACTTCTATCAAAGATTTTAAATTCAGATAGCAAAGCAAATGATTATATGAGCATCTTATTGGATTTTGACTTTACAACAATTAATGGTAAAAAAGTTAATTATTGTGTAGGTCAACCAATGGGAGCCTATTCTTCATGAGCTCTTCTAGCACTAACTCACCACCTGATAATGTATGAAGCAATGAAGAGGAGTAATACCACTAAAAAGCATTATATATTATTAGGTGACGATTTAGTTGTCTCTGGCGAAAATACTTCAATGTCCTATAGAG